CCCGAGGCACGTTCCAGAAAGGAGGAACTATGCGCATCTATGTTCCGAGGGCAGTCTATACAATGCAGCTTAATTATATTAAGCGCAAATGGAGACATCGCCCATACTATGGGCCATCTCCACCTATGGATACTGTCAACGTGTACAATGCAGTATGTACACCTGGCAATACCGAAGCGATAGAGGTAACACCTTACTTCTATGAGACACGTGGTCGTCGTATTAACGACTGTGTTCATGCCAAGGTATTATCCGAGGGTAAAGACAAAATGCCTTTACTTGATGTATCTGGCGGAAAGTATACTTCGCGTATTACGGGGTATACCGGATACCAGTGGGACCAAAATCCCTATCTTCCGCCTGGTGGTCAAACCACTTCAGGTACACCCGGCGTTCGTATCATAAATGATGGGGCTTTCTCCATCCGTATTGCTCAACATTTTGAAATTTCGAGCACTCAAAATTATGATACTTATTACGACGTTGCCGTGTATGGCAGGGTATGGGATCGATCTAGGTATGTCAATCGATATTTCGATCGGCAGTTACACCTAAGGTTCGATGGTCATGTGGGTAGTAAAACCGCTACTGGGCATTATCCCGTATGGGCCACTTTTAATGGCTCGTGGTGGTGGAATGCGAGCCTTCCTTCAGGTTATTCTACATCTGAAGAATGGATTCGTACACTGGCTACAGCAGGTGAGGGAACCTCATGTTCCGCTTACTGGGGCAGCCGGTACTATTACTACCCTGATCCGTCGCCCCATTTTGAAACTATGCTTGATCTCCTTGAACAGGAGGCAAGACGGTGGATTCGTTGGGGTTTGGATCACAATTTTCAGGGCTGGGCCACCGCGTGGACTCAGTCACCTACGGGAGTTTCGGTTCGTCTGCCGAACCCCCAGGACTTCTTCCTGCTACAAGAAGATAAAATTGTAGCTGAGGGGTATGATCCCCTAGTCCTCTCGAATCATGGATTACCGTCTTATTGGCGGAATGTCCTGATTCAACAGGCATACCTTGATGCGATTGATCATATGCCGCGCCTTAATGATAACTCAATCTCGAATATTATCGAGATTGCAGGGTTTATTAAGGACTTGGTTATTGATCATAAGGTATCTATTCCTGAGTCGTTGAGTGACCTGTGGTTATCTTACAGATACTCTTACACGACAACCAAATTAGACGCGGAGGAAGCAATCTCCTTCGTCGGTCGATATCGCCAACTCGGGTCCCTGAGCAAATGGATTAAATGCTATGGGGAGTCTCACCACGATTATGTGGTCGATGGCAAAACTACACCTATTACTTGTAGGTGCTGTTTTGAGATCCGTCCAAGAGACGTGGAGGTACTGAACCGAATCTGGAGGGCGTTATATACATACGGCCTTCAGCCAAATTTTTATGTTATATGGGACATGATTCCATATAGCTTTATTGTTGACTGGCTCATTCCAATTGGGTCAGTCGCTCACGCTCTGGATGCTCAGAGTAATGTCACTGAGGTTTCCTATCGACTGCGTGACATCTGTTTCTCACTTAGTTATGAGAATAAGGATGTATATGGTAATATTTACCATCTGTATTCACGCTGGTCACAGGAGATCCCGCAACTTAACGGCTTCTACTTCTTAGAAGAAGATGCCGCATCATCTAAGGTGATAGGGATGCGTATCTTAGACTCGTTATCCCTTATCATCGGAAGGAGATAATATGGCTAAGGTTAGCGCATTCGGATTCACCAACACTACGGCTAGCACTAATAGTGTTACACCGTTACTGCTCTCCTTGACTTCTAATTATGCGGTCAAGGAAGACAGTGCCAACACAGCTGTCTTAAATAATAAGACGGCTCCTATTGACATTGAGGAACTGGTTACATTTAGATCACGTGATATTCAGCAAGTGAATACTGATCTTAATATCCAGTACCCGTCACCGGTTAAAAAGGGCATCCAGTATCAGGTTATGGTGGAAGATACTTATTCCACTACTGACACTGCAGACCCTGATTTCCGTGTGGATGAACCTATCGTTATGCAGCTCACAATCAGACATCCCAAGTCCGGCAACATTACAAATGCTGCCCTTGGAACCGTATTTCTCAGACTGATATCGACCCTTATGAAGGCCGACGGATCTTGGAGATTTGACGATCTGATGCGTTCTGCAGAGAGACCTGTCATCGACTGATGACATGAAAGGAGTATTTTATGAGTAATAGAGATTTATTACGTCTCGCCCCTCAGAGTCTCGTTAATTCTGCTCTTAGAATTGATGCTGAGGTTATCAGTAGTGATACTGACAGTTTTATTAAGGATAATACAATCGTTTATGATCTAGCGATCAATACGTGGTTACTCTGTATTAAAGAGTTTGCACCCTATTCCTGGGTTGCAGTTGCCACTAGTATTCGTACCCGCGGATTAAGCGGTACAGTGTCCCTCTTCAAGGGAGCCGCTGAAGCCTTAATAAAAGATGAGGATATGGAAGCTCTTCCGAAGAGTGTATACGAAGAGATTACCCGTCGATTCGGGCTTTCCATTAATGTCCTCGCCGCCGAATATCGGTCTACATATTCGCCCTCTGGTATCTTCCTGTTCTTATGCAGGTACCTTAAAAGGTTAACCCCTCAGCACGCAGATAAATTACGCGATGAGGCTATTAGTTCCTTTAAGGCAAACCAGAGACGCCTGAAAATGCTTGCACGTCAGGGGTATAGTTCTTTTATTCTAGACCTCTGTCGGACTGAAGTGGACCCTTCTCTTATCGAGCATCGTATATCTGTTTGGAGTGATATACTGATGTCAGATATTGAGATTACTCCTGGGGTCTGCTATTCCAAGCAAACAGGAAGGAAACTCCGTACTCTTGCTGATAAGCAAAGCGACCTTTGTAAACACTACAAATGGGATACTCTTGCTGTTCAGCGTAGTAAGGTGTGGGGTTACGAGTTAGGCAATGATGCCTACCTAACGACGGTACCGAAGACATTATCACAGGCGCGTACTATAGCACCTGAGGAGTGCCTACGGCAAGCGATCGCACATCGGATGTTTACATTGAGTGTTAACTCCTATCCTGGAATTGACATTCGTGATCAGACCATTAATCAGCGCCTTGCTGAACTTGGGTCGAGAGAGGATTCATGGGCAACCATCGACCTTTCACACGCATCCGATGATGTAACATGGGTACTGGTTCAGGAAATCTATCGAGATTTCCCTGACTATTTATCGTACCTGGCACGCATAAGGCCTACTTATGTTAATATAGATAGAGCTCGCGTGTTGTTACAGAGCTTCGCTACAATGGGTAACAGCTATACTTTCATTAATGAATCTGAGATCTTCTGGATCATTTCGAGAGCAGCTGTACATTTTGCCCAGCGTCACGGCGTTTTATGCGATGACTCTGTCACCGTATATGGTGATGATATCATCGTCGCTAAAGAGGCGTTCCCCTACGTAACAGCCTTTCTTTCTAAACTTGGTTTCCAGGTTAATGAAGAGAAAAGTTTCGCGCAGGGTGGGTTCCGTGAGAGTTGCGGAAAGGATTATTTAAATGGAGATGATGTATCATCCCCATACTTTCCGAGAAAGCCTCTCGGTGACCTTACCGGCTGGTTTCGAAGCCAAGACGGTACTCTACATACCGAGGCTGAAAGCCTTATTAGCCTTCAGCACAGACTTATGGATATTTCGCCTATAGCAGCTCAATATATCGAGCTGTTTTTGCGCGAGCGTAAGCCTGATCTCGGTTCCGAGAGAGTCGGTACTCAAAGCACGGATCTCTGGAGCTATGACGTTGTTATTGCTGCAACGCGTTATATCCCAGAGTGGGTTTGGACTACGGTACACCCCGGACAGAGAGTTTGGAAACTCTCTAATGGGACATGGCACTACGTTGAAGAGCGTAGGTTGAAAAGAGTCGCCGTACAGGATGATACACATCAAGTATCATACCAGTTTCGTCCAACTGTTTCAATAGAAACAGGACCGCATAATGACGATCTTGTTTATATTGAATACTTGAGCCAAGGGCCCTATTACCAGACGGATCTTGACCGTCTGCTTGGGGTCTCCACCAGTAGGTATTTAATTCCTACTGGTGCTCCACTTAGCGAGTGGAGACGTATGGAGAGATAATCTCTCCATTCCGCTATTCTTAGCGGGGATAAGGGGTTTTGCATGCCTTTTCAATGCGGGACAAAAACTTTCTTCTTTTATCCTTCACAAAAAGCTGG